AGGCGGCGGCCGATCGGCGTGAGGCGACGGCGGAACTGCGCAAGAAGGTCAAGGACGCCGAGGCCGAGATCGCGCGGCTGGCGAAGAGCATGACCGAGATCGACGAAGCGCTGGCCGGCAAGCCGACCCCCGCGCTCAAGCTGATGACGATGGGCCAGCTGATGAAGCGCCGCGGCGACGTCGAGAAGCTGCAGGCGGCGATCGAGGCGGAATGGATGGAAGCCAGCGAGGCGCTGGAGGGAGCGGACTAGTAACCAAATACGCACTTTTCTCTTGACAGCACGACGCTGATCTGGCAAACAGGGATCAAGCTGAGAAATTGCGTCGGTAGCTCGACGCTGAGGGCCGGGCGGTGGTGACACCGCGCCGGCCCTTCGCATGTCCGGGGACGGTAGATGGCAGTCACCAAGCGCAAGACGATAGCCAAGAAGGCGCGGCCGCCGCAGTGGAACGAGGAGCGGCGCAAGACCTTTCTCGAAACGCTGGCCGATTGTTCCAATGTCGCTGCGTCCGAGCGTGCGGCGGGCATGATGCCGGGCAGCGCCTACCGCGAACGGCGTCGTTCAGCTGACTTCTGCGCAGCGTGGGACGAGGCGCTGTGCGAGGGCTACACCAGGCTCGAACTGGTGCTGCTCGAGCGCGCGCTCGGCGGCGTCGTGGCGCGCACGACGAAGAACGACAAGGGCGAGGAGATCAAGGAGCAGTTCTCCGATCGACTCGGCATGTCGCTGCTTGCTGCGCACCGTTCGACGGTGACGGCGGCGCGTGCGGCCCGTCCGGTAGTGGACGGCGAAAGCGCGCGTGACTGGCTCACGCGCAAGCTGTCCGAGATGAACCGTCGGATGGGCGGCGAGGGCTGATCATGCTGACCGCCGCAGAGCTGGCGTCCATGCCGGCCACCGACCGCGAGACGCTCTTGAAGAAATGCAGCGACGGGCAGATTGCGGCGCTGCTCCATCTGTGGTCCTTCTGGGCGCAAACCGGCCAGTCCCCGCCCGAGGGCGATTGGCGCATCTGGCTGATGATGGCGGGGCGCGGCTTCGGCAAGACGCGGGCCGGCGCCGAATGGGTGCGCAGCGTCGCGGAGACCGATCGCACGGCGCGGATCGCGCTGGTCGGTGCCACGCTGGACGAGGTGCGCGCGGTGATGGTGGAAGGCGAGAGCGGCTTGCTCGCGATCGCGCCGCCACATCGCCGGCCCAAATGGGAATCGTCGCTGCGCAGGCTGAGCTGGGAGAGCGGAGCGGAGGCGCGATTGTTCTCGGCGGGTGAACCGGAGAGCCTGCGCGGGCCGCAACACAGCCATGCCTGGTGCGACGAGATCGCGAAATGGCCGTCCGGCTTGGCGGCGTGGGACAATCTGGCATTGGGCCTGCGGATCGGTGCGCGGCCGCGAATCGTGGCGACCACCACGCCGCGGCCGGTGATGTTGCTCCGTCGCTTGCTGGCGCGCCCGGACGTTTGCGTGACGGGCGGACGGACGAGCGACAATCGTGCACACCTCGCCGAGGATTTCATCGCGAGCGTGACCACGGATTATGGCGGCACCCGGCTCGGTCGACAGGAGTTGGAAGGCGAACTGATCGAGGAGATCGAAGGCGGGCTATGGCCGCGCGCGCTGATCGAGCGCTGCCGCGTGACGGCGCGGCCTGATCTGGTCCGCGTCGTGATCGGCGTCGATCCACCGGCAGGCGCGGGCGCAGCGTCGGATGCGTGCGGGATCGTCGTCGCGGCGCTTGGTCGTGACGGATCGGGTTATGTCATCGAGGATGCGAGCGTGCAGGGCCTCGCTCCCGAGGGCTGGGCCGGCGCGGTCGCGGCTGCGGCGGCAAGGCACGGCGCCGACCGCGTTATCGCCGAGGCGAACAACGGCGGCGCGATGGTGGAGAGCGTGTTGCGCGCCGCCGATGCAAGGTTGCCGGTCCGCCTCGTCCACGCCTCGCGCGGCAAGGTCGCGCGGGCGGAGCCGGTGGCGGTGCTCTACGAGCGCGGGCGGGTCCATCATGTCGGCGCCTTTCCGGCGCTGGAGGACGAACTCGCCGGGCTCACCATCGACGGCCGCTATGCCGGCCCCGGCCGCTCGCCAGATCGTGCCGATGCACTGGTCTGGGCGCTGACCGCGCTGTTGCTCGAAGGCGGCGGGCGGCCGGGCTTGCGCGTGCTTTAAATCGCCTCCCCTCCCTGGAAGGGAGGGGATCGAGGGGTGGGTAGCGGCCTGGCGATACGGTCGAGTCGATAGAGACCGCTTCCGTATCGCGTGCATCGACCCCACCCCCAACCCCTCCCTTTCAGGAAGGGGGGTTCTTCGTTCGGGAGATTTTCATGCGGCTTTTCAACTGGAAGGCGGCCCGCCCTGCGGCGCGGCCGGCGCTGACGCGTGGCTTCGGCACGCCGGCCTCGTTCGGCGGTGATTGGCCGAGCGGATACGAGGCGCAGGTGCGCGCCGCCTATCTCGGCAATGCGGTGGCGCAGCGCGCGGTGCGCATCGTCGCCGAAGGGGCGGGAAGCGTCACCGTCGATGCGACGCCGGACGGGCATCCCGCATCGGCCTTGATCGGTGGCGCCCTGATCGAGACGATCGCCACCCAGTTGCTGCTCCACGGCAATGCCTTCGTGCAGATCATGGGCGATGCCGATGGCCTGCCGGCGATGCTCTATCCGCTGCGGCCCGAGCGCGTCTCGGTCGAGTGCGATGCGAGCGGGTGGCCGATCGGCTGTCTCTATCGCGCGGCAGGGCAGGCGATGCGCCTGCCGATGATCGGCGCGGACGGGCGACCGGGGCTGATCCATATCCGCGCCACCCATCCGCTCGACGATCATTATGGCCTGGGTTCGCTCGGCGCCGCGTCGGGCCCGGTCGCGATCCACAATGCCGCGACGCGCTGGAACAAGGCGCTGCTCGACAACGCAGCGAGGCCCTCGGGCGCGCTGGTCTACGATCCGGGCGAGCCGGGCGCGACGCTGACCCGCGAACAGTTCGACCGCGTGAAGGCGGAGATGGAGGCGAGCTTTGCCGGCTCGGGCAACGCCGGCCGCCCGATGCTGCTCGAAGGCGGCCTCAAATGGCAGGCACTCAGCCTGACGCCCGCCGACATGGACTTCATCAACCTCAAGGCCGCCGCCGCGCGCGAGATCGCGCTGGCCTTCGGGGTGCCGCCGATGCTGCTCGGCCTGCCCGGCGACAACACCTACGCCAATTATTCGGAGGCTAACCGCGCGCTGTGGCGGCTGACTATCCTGCCGCTGGCGGGCAAGATCGTCGATGCGCTTCAGGTCGCGCTGGCGGCGTGGTGGCCGGAGCTCGGCCTCGCGATCGATCTCGACAAGATTCCGGCGCTGGCGAGCGATCGGCAGGCGCTGTGGGCGCAAGTGGCGGATGCCGATTTCCTCTTGGATGACGAAAAGCGCCAGATGCTGGGCTTTGCGCCCCGGTCAGGTGATGTGGGCGAGGTGGCGGCATGACCGCCGATACCGACAGTGCGCTGCTCGCCCGGCTCGTCGAGCAGGGGCGGAGCGAGGGTGCCGATTTCCTCACGCTGCGCGCCGTCGCCGAGGAAGCGAGCGAGTTGGGCGCCGCGCGGGCGCTGGAGCGGCTCGGCCTCGCCGATCCCAAGGCGAGGGCTGATCTCGACGAGCTGCGCGAACTGCTCTCCGCCTGGCGCGACGCCAAGCGGACGGCGCGCGACGTGGTTGTCGGCTGGGTGGTGCGCATCCTGCTCGCCGCGCTGATGCTGGGGATGGCGGCCAAGCTCGGCATGGTCGCGCTGGTGCGATCGTGAGGGGGACTCCCCGCTGTGCTCCGGCGAAGGCCGGAGCGGTGGCTGTGATGCGAGGCGCCCGCCGTCCAGCGCTCCGGCCTTCCGCCGGCCCACGGCGAAGGGGCAGGCCATGACCCTCCGTTTCGCCGGCCACGCCGCCTTGTTCGATACGGTCGATCGCGGTGGCGATCTCATCCGCAAGGGGGCGTTCGCGCGGGCGGTAGCGGCGGGGAGCGGCATCCCGCTGCTCTGGCAGCACAGTCCCGATCGCCCGATCGGCCGGATCGAGAGCCTCGCCGAGGACGGCCGGGGGCTGCGCGTCATCGGCCGCCTCACCCCCGAGGCGCACCACGCCGCCGAGGCCGCGGCACTGCTCCGCGACGGCGCCGTCGGCGGGCTGAGCTTCGGTTACCGCGTCCGCACCAAGGAGCCTCGTCATGGTGGGCGCACGCTCACCGATCTCGATCTGGTCGAGGTCTCGCTGGTCACCTTCCCCATGCAGCCCGGAGCGCGGGTGCACGCCGTCCACGAGGAGGACATGAATGTCTGAGGAGAATATGATGTACGAGACCAAGAACGATCCGCTGGAAGCGTCCTTCGCCGGTGCCGACGACATCGCCGAGCTGCGCGCCGGCATGGCGGATCTCAAGGCCAAGCTCGACGCCGGCACCATCGCCGCGGCGCGGGCGCCGCTCTCCGGGGCGGCGGCTCCCGAAGCCAAGCAGTTCGTCGATCGCTATCTGCGCCACGGCAACGCCGCCGGCATCGAGGTGAAGGCGATCGACGGCACCACCGATGCCACCGGCGGCTATGCCGTGCCGCAGGAGATCGATGCCGAGATCGGATCGATCCTCTCCGCCATCTCGCCGATCCGCGCTGTCGCCAATGTCGTGACGGTCGGCTCGTCAGGCTATCGCAAGCTGGTGACGACGGGCGGCATTTCGTCGGGCTGGGCGGCGGAGAATGCGACGCGCGCCGAAACGGCCACGCCCAACTTCGCCGAGGTCGTGCCGTCGATGGGCGATCTCTTCGCCAATCCGGCGGCGACCCAGGCGATGCTCGATGATGCCGCCTTCAATGTGGAGGATTGGCTGGCGGGCGAGATCGCCTACGAGTTCGCGCGTGCCGAGGGGGCGGCGTTCGTCAACGGCGACGGCGTCAACAAGCCCAAGGGCTTCCTCACCGTGCCGAAGAGCGCGGCGGAGGACGGGGCGCGCGCGTTCGGCACGATCCAGTATTTGCCGACCGGCGTCGATGGCGCCTTCCCGGTGAGCGAGCCCGAGGATCTGCTGGTCGATCTCGTCCAGTCGCTGCGCGCGCCCTATCGCCAGGGCGCGGTGTTCGTGATGAACGCCACGACGCTGGCCGTGATCCGCAAGATGAAGACGGCGGAGGGGCAATTCCTCTGGTCGCCGGGCCTCGTTGCGGGCCAGCCCGATACTTTGCTCGGCTATCCGGTCGTCGAGGCCGAAGACATGCCCGATATCGGTTCGGCCGCCACGCCGATCGCGTTCGGCAACTTCAAGGCCGGCTACCTGATCGCCGAACGCGGCGAGACGGCGATCCTGCGCGATCCCTTCACCGCCAAGCCCTATGTCCACTTCTACGCGACGCGGCGGATCGGCGGGACCGTCTCCAATTCGGAGGCGATCAAGCTGATCAAATTCTCGGCGTCCTGATCCCCTTCCCGCCGAGATCACCTGAACCCCCGCGCGACACGCTCGCGCGGGGGTTTCTTTTTCAGACGCTTCGGGAGTGCTGTCCATGCTCATGAAGTCGCCCGAGGCGACCCTCGATTATTCGATCTGCTGGCCGCACGCGGCGTTGCTCGGCGTGCCTATCGAGGACAGCGCGTGGGCCTGTCGCCCTGAGGGCCTGTCGATCGCGCCGCTCGACGCCGAAGCTGGCCGCACCGCCGCGCGCATCACTGGCGGTGAGCCGGGCACGCGCTATCGGCTGAGCCATCGCGTGACGCTGGCGGACGATCGCACGTTTGTCCGCACGCTCGATCTGGAGACAGGGCGATGAACGTGCCTGACGGCGCTATGGCCGACGCCAAAGCCTATCTGCGGATCGACGGTGCTGACGAGGATGCGGTGCTCACCACCCTGATCGGCGCGGCGATCGGGCTGTGCGAGCGGTTCACCGGCCTCGCCCTGTTCGCGACGGATCGGACGGACACCGTGTCGGCGTGCAGCCCCGAGTGGCAGCGACTGCCGGCGACGCCGGTGTCGGCGATCACCTCGGTGGCGTCGCTCGATCCGTCCGGCGCGGCGACGGTCCTCACGGTCGGCGCCTATGCGATCGACATCGATGCGTCGGGCGACGGCTGGGTCCGCCTCACCGCGCCGATCGCGGCGAGCCGGCTGCAGGTCGGCTACACCGCCGGACTGGCGGCGGACTGGCCCGCGCTGGCCGAGCCGCTGCGCCAGGGCGTGCTGCGGCTGACCGCGCATCTCTACGCGCATCGCGACGCTGCCGACGATGCCGGGCCGCCTGCTGCCGTCGCGGCGCTGTGGCGGCCATATCGGCGGATGATGCTGGCATGAGCGGCGAGTTTTCAGGCGCGCTGACGCAGCGGGTGCTGGTCCAGCGCCGGGCCGCGACGCGCGATGATCTCGGCGGTGCGTCTGGGGCCTGGGCCATGATCGCGACGCTATGGGCGGCGATCGAACCGGCCACATCGGTATCATGGGGAGAGGGCGATCTGCCCGCCGCCGCACCGCGCTGGCGCGCCACCATCCGCGCGGGCACCGATGTCGCGATCGGCGACCGGCTGCAATGGCGCGGCCTGCTCTTCGCGGTGCGCATGGTCGCGGCGGACCCTGCCATGCCCGACCGCCTGACCCTCATGCTGGAGGAGGATCGATGACTGCCATCACTCTGTCCCCGGCCGTTGCCGCCGCATTGGCCGGTGCGGAGGCGCGCATCGCGTCCGCGATCGCCGCCGAGGTGCCGGCGGACGTCGGCGTATCGCTCGTCGAGAGCGGGATCGCGCTGACCGGGCGCGACCTCTCGATCCGCTCGCTCACCGACGCGCGGCTGCGCGATTTTGCCGGGCTGGTGCGATGAGCACCGCCGCCGAAGCGCTCCAACGCGCCCTCGTCGCGGTGTTGCGGGCCGCGCCGTTGGCGAGCGAAGTGACCGGCATCTACGACGGCCCGCCGGCCAACGCCGTCTGTCCGTATATCGCTATCTCGGATGGCTCGACGACCGACTGGAGCCACAAGACCGGCCGGGGCCGCGAGCATCGCCTGTCGATCGCGATCTGGGACGATGGCCTGACCCCGGCCCGGCTCCACGATCTGCTCGCCCAAGCGGAGGACGCGATCGAGGCGATGCCGCGTGTGCTCGACGGCCACGCCATCGCCAGCCTCGTCTTTCTGCGCGCCCGCGTCGTCCGCGATCCCGACGGGCCGTGGGCTGGCCGCCTCGATTACCGCGTCCGCACTCTCGAACTCCCCCCTCCCTCTTAGGGAGGGGCCGGGGGTGGGTAGAGGCTTGGCGATGCAGCCTCCCGCCCCTGTTCGATCCGTATCGCGCGCCAACACCCACCCCAACCCCTCCCTTGAAGGGGAGGGGCTTTCAGAAAGAAAGGATAATCCCATGCCCGCAGAAAGCGGCAGCGCCTTCCTGCTCAAGGTCGGCGACGGCACCCCTACGCCCACCTATTCCACGGTGGCCGGCTTGCGCACCACGCAGCTCTCGATCGCCGGAGAGCTGGTGACGATTACCAACAAGGACAGTGGCGGCTGGCGCGAACTGCTCTCCGGTGCCGGCACGCGCAGCGTCTCGGTGGCGGGCAGCGGCGTGTTCACCGGATCGGCGGCGGAGGCGCGGCTGAAGAAGAACGTACTGGCGGGCACGCTCGACGACTATCAGCTGAGCTTCGAAAGCGGCGAGACGATGCAGGGTCGCTTCCTGTTGACCAAGCTCGATTATTCCGGCGATTTCAACGGCGAGCGGGCCTACACGCTGGCGCTGGAATCCTCAGGATCGGTGGTGTCGGCATGAGCGCGGTCGATACTGCCGCCGCCCCGGCGAACCCCGCGCGGGGCGAAACAGCGCTCACGCTCGGCGACCAGACGCTGACCGTCCGGCCGAGCTTCGCGGCTCTGGTCGCCGCCGAACAACAGGTCGGCCCGCTGTTCGCGCTGGTCGAGCAGGCGGCGGCCGGCAAACTCACGCTCGCTGACACGGTGACTCTAATCTTCCACTGCCTCATCGGCAAACCCGACTCTTTGACCAGCGAGAGCTTCGGCGAGCAGGTGGTCGAGGCCGGCATCGCCGTGCTGACGCCGGTGCTGCGCGTGCTGCTCGGCCAGATCG